ACTCAGTCGATTAAAGACGCAGCACCGGCTTTGGATAAGTTTACCGGAGGGGCCGCCAGTGCTGCTAATGGAATAGTCGCTATGACTAAAACGTCATTGGCTTTTATTGCTACTCCTATCGGGGCGGTTGTAGGTGCTTTAGGTTTGGCTTTAGGGGCTTTAATTCAGTACATAAAAGGAAGTGACGAGGCAAGCGACAGATTCGCAAAGACCACAGCCGCTTTAGGATTCGTATTTGAGAAACTTAAATTAGTTGTTGAGAACGTTGGGGGGTTTATTTTTGATACGATCGAATTTATAGCAGGTGGGGTTGAAAAGGTAATCGGGTTCTTAAATCCGGCAGCAGGGGCAGCGATTGAGGCAGCTAAGAGGGCCGGGGCTGAATTGGCTGATTTGCAAGATGATATAGAGAATAGGGAAAATGCTTTTATTGTAAGAAGGGAAGCAGTAAACGCACAAGTTCAGCTTTTAAGAGAAAAGGCAATTACTCAGGAAGGTAATTTAAAACGGGCGACTATCCAGGAAGCCATTGATTTAGAAAAGGCTTTTGCAGCTGAACAAACAAAACTTTCAGTTGACAGATTAAGAGCCTTTCAAATTGAAAACAAAGAACGCATAGCCAATGGTAAACTTTCAGGAGAACAATTAAAACAACTTTCAGAACTTCAGGCGGCAGTAATAAGAGATAGCGCAGCAGGAGCGCAGGCCACTATTAAGTTTCAAAAGGAAGTTGAAAAACTCAGGGAAGAAGAAATAAAACAGCAAAAAGAACTCAATGACCTTAGGGCTATTGAGAACCAGCAAAAGGCAGACTTAGAACAGGTTAACGCACGGTTAGAAGTTCAAGATCAAAAGCAAATATCCGAAACATTACCTTTAATAATCAAGGGTAAAATGGATGCTAACGCAGTTAATCGGATAGTTAATAAGATCGAAAGTGATAATGTTGAAATAACAAAGAAGGCAATATCTGAAAAGGGTAAACAGGCACAGGCAGCCATAGCCCTAAGTGCGGCAGTTATTGGATTAGGTGAGGCAGAAAGTAAGGCAGGTGAAGCTTTAGCACTTAGCACGATTGCAATAAACTCTGCTATTGGTGTTTCAAACGCTGTTAAGGCAGGGTCAGGATTAGTTTGGCCGGCAAACTTAGCGGCAATCCTTTCTGGTATCACAGCAGTTTTATCCGGCATTAGTCAGGCCAAAGGATTCTTAGGATTTGCTGAAGGTGGTTATACTGGCGAAGGTGGTAAATACCAAGTGGCCGGGGTTGTTCATGCTGGCGAATTCGTTGTACCTCAGGAAACCGTAAGAGCTTACGGGCCTGATTATTTCGCTTCAAGATATCTTCCAGGTTATGCCGATGGTGGATTTGTTACTAATTCAGCCGTTCAATCAACGAACGAACAAATGGGTATTATAAAGGCTTTACGCATGATGCCTCAACCAGTTTTAGGGTATAAGGAATTTACAGACTTCAGTAGACGAGTTACCATTAAAGAATCAATGACTTCAAGATGAGCGAGATTTGCAGAAAGTATAACATTTCAGATAAGGCTTATAAAGACCTTGTAAAAGATGGGTGGATTTCATGCTCTGCCCCTCAGTACGAAACTATTTATGTTTTCTATAAAAAGACTTGTTCCTATCAAAAGACCTGCGATGAATTCAATATCTCAAAAAGCGTTTTACATACCATTATCCACAAGTTTGAATAGTTCTATTTTTTAAGAACTAAAAGCTTAGTTCTGTTATCGAAATTTGTATCCGATGACAGGACATATCTTTATCGAAGGTGAAATTGGATCAGAAGTAACGGCTAAAACGGTTAGGGCTGATATTTCAAATTACCCTCAAGCTTCAGAATGGACTATACATATCAACTCCCCAGGAGGGGATGTGTACGAAGGTTATCAGATTGGCTCCATTATTAAAAATCTTGGGAAGCCTACTTTTGCGCATATCGGTTCGATGTGTGCTTCTATCGCAACGTACGCAGCACTTTCATGTGACGAAGTGATTATGAACCCTCACGGGGATTTTATGATCCACTTGCCTACGGGAACAATCAACGGAACAGCAGACGACTTACGGAGAGGGGCCGAGCAACTCGACCGCATCAAGTTAGAACTGATTGACCGTTATGCCCCTAAAGTAGCAAGGAAAGGCGTCACCAAGGAACAGTTGTCGGCTATGATTGAGAAAGAAACATCTATGTCGCCAAGTGAGGCTTTAGCAATGGGCTTCATTGACGGTGTGCAAGAGAAAATGAAAGCCGTTGCAAAATTTAAACCCATTATAGATATGAGCATTACGAAACAAGAAGCCGAAGGACTTTTTAAATCCTTGGGCGAAAAGATTGATAATTTTTTCAACAAGTTAACAAAGGTTAAAAATGTGGAGTTGGCTTTGGCTGACGGCACATTGGTACAATCAGACGCAGCTACTCCTGAAGAGGTTGTAGGTTCTACGATTACCATGCCTGACGGCTCACCAGCACCAGACGGACAGCATGAAACCGCTGACGGCTATGTGATTACTGTGGCCGGTGGTAAGGTTGCTTCCTACGAGCCTAAAATGGAGGATGCACAGCCAGACCCTACCGAAGAACTTAAAAAGCAAATCGCAGCACTTCAGGCACAATTAGCCGAAAAGACAAACGCAGCCAACGAAGCGGTGAAAGAAAAAGAAGCAATTACCGCCAAGCTTAAGAGCGAGTTCTCAAACCTTAAAACTGAGTTGGAAGAAATCAAAGCAAAAACATTCGGGGACGATTCAAAGCCCGCAGATAACCCTGAATTCAAAGACGAAAAAGGCAAAAAAGAAAGACCATACGATCCTATGAATCAGTGGTTTGACGCGTATCAAAGTTCAAGATTTAACTAAAAAAACAAAAAACAATGGCATCATCATACACTTACAGTCCGGGCTACACGTTCCCCGGAAATTTACCTACCGAGATCTTCCAGAAACCATCCATTGGAACACCGGCACTTAATGAAATTTTCACCATCCGTCAGGGCATCCGCACAGACGAGTATCTAATCCTTCAGGGTAAACTTGATAAGATTGCAGGTACTAATCAAGGTTGCGAGCCTACCTATACGACTTCCGGAACTTTTACCGACCGTAAAATCACGGTAGGAAAGTTTGGAGCCTATTTGAAATGGTGTAAAGAGGACTTTATGTCTACAGCTTCCGTATTGACTAACGACCCTAAATTCGTAGCTGATGGACTTGATGGTTATGACGCTACCGCAGCCATCCGAAAAATCTGGATGGACGAAATGGTGGATGCCCTTCGCAGAGATTACTTCCGTGTTGCCCTATTCGGTAACGATTCAGTAGCAGATACTTTCTGGAATCAGATTGAAGGTCTGTTCGTTAAATTGTACGATGCAAACTCTGCTTATTGCGTTAAGCGTGTTGGTAACTCGTTAGGTAACAACCATAACACAGTTCTTACTTCTGACGAGGCTTTGGACGCTTTGCGTAGAACATACCAGAACGCTGCAATTATCCTTAAGTCAATCATGCCACAGGAGAAAGTATTTTGGGTAACTGGCGATGTTTATGAGAACCTTATGACTTCTTATGAAAGCAAAACAGCCGGTACTTCAGAACTTCAGTTCAAATACTTGGTTGACGGAGTAGCTTCTTTGTCTTTCAGAGGTGTTGACGTTAAGCCTCTTTACCAGGCTGACAGCACTTTAGGAACTGACAGTACTTGCCCTTGGTATGACAACATTAGAAACTTCATCATCTACACACCTAAAGCTTCCTCTAAGTATTCTAACCTTGTGTTGGGAACTGAAAGAGCTTCTGACTTGAACAACATTAAGATGTTCTTCGATGAGAAAGATGACGTTACTTATGCAAAACATGAGGCCCGTATCGGTGTTCAGTTTATTCATTGCGATTTGACCGCTTTCCACGATTAATATGGGTTGCACAATAACCAGCAATTTAACGATTAGCTGCGATGCTCTGAAACGTGTTGCGGGTCTGAATAAGCGTGTTTGGCTATTCAATAACTCAGACCTTGCCACCCCGATAGTCGCAACGACTGACGGATACGTTACTAACATCCCGCTAACGACTTATCGCACCCTTTATAAGATAGAGGGGAATAAGTTTTCCCACTCCTTTGAGATCAACGAGCAAAGAAGTGACGAGGGTAACGTGCAATGGGAGCATAAACTTATGTTAAAGGTGGTTAACACTACTCCAACGGAGGACGCTTTACTGGAAGATATGACAGTGGGTGAATTCGGAGCAATAGTTCAAACTAACAATAACGAGTTTTTGATCTTAGGAGGCACAAATGGACTGACTTCAACCGAAAGTAAACTTACTTCAGGCCAAAAGTCGGGAGATTCGAGCGCAAGTTCGATCACTTTGACCGGAAACGAACAAAGTATATACAAACGCTTGCTTCGTACTGATGTAAATACTACATTAGCGTACTTGACTGCAATGACAGCAGCATAGCGGAGTTTGGGTGATTTTTTTTCTCGGAAGGCGGCTTTTCATGGGGCCGCCTTCTTTGTTTTAAATTTAAAAATATTATATTTGCATCCATGACTCGCACAGAGCTACGAGATAAAATGCTACAATCGGGAGATATTCACCGGCCCGATAAACACAATCCTTTCTGGGTTCAGGCTTTCGAGATGTACAAATCAGAGACTAAAGACTACGAAGTTTCTACTGGGTGCGGTTCATGTTTCAGGAAAGTAGGTGCATGGCTAAGAAAATAGACTTTTACCAGATATACTATGAGGACTCACAAAAGCCTTATATGTTCGATTGGACGAAACATTATTTAAACACTACTCTTACACCATTCTTTGAAAATAGTCTTATATCAAACCTTGTATTACAGTCAGAAGCGGATAAAATAGCGGTTACTTCATGGGCTTTAAAGCAAAAGATGACAGCACGAATACCACCAAGGCGGGAACTGACCGAAGAAGTGCTTCAGGAGGACTTTGACGTGATGAGTTTTACCAAAAATGCACCTTCTCATGATATGTTAGGGGCTTTAGACGGCTGGCATCCTGGTTCTGTGGCACTTTTGGCCAAAATTTGGGATTCTTTAGGCTTACAAATGCCTAAAAAGACACGATTTCCGATATATCAAAACGCCTTTTGTGCTTCGCATGAGGTTTATTTGGATTATGTGGTTAATTTTCTGATCCCGGCCATGTATTTAATGGAATTTGACCAAGAGATAAAGGATTTATGCTATAAAAACTCAGGCTATATGGTTACCACACTGAATAAGCCGGTAGATTTCGGAAGGGTTAATAAATATTTAGGGATTGATTACTACCCCATGCACCCGTTTATTTTGGAACGGTGTTTTAGCCTGTGGATTGAAAGGAAAAATTTAAAAGTAGTTTACTTATGAATGAGGTAATCAAATACTTAGATGAAGAAATAATGATTGTTAACCTTGCTTATATGGGCATAAAAAACAAGACTGAAAATGACAGATTTGCACTTGATCTATTAATCAAAATAAGAAAAAACATAAATGATAAGTTTAATTCATCCAAGTAGAGGACGGGCAGCGAAAGCCTACGAGACATCAAAAAAGTGGATAGAGCTTGCAGGCGTTGAGGTAGAACATATCCTTTCAATAGATATGAACGACCCGCAAAAGTTTGAGTATCTCAATTACAAATGGCAGCACGTTATCTGCAATGATAATCACTCGGTTGTTGAGGCTACCAACAGGGCCGCCAAAGTTTCAAAAGGTGATATTTTAGTTTACCTATCAGACGACTTTGAATGTCCTGAATTGTGGGGCGAACTTGTGTTAAAAGAGTTTGAAGATAGACCAATGTTGATAAAGGTAGATGACTGTTTGCAACCTTTAGGAACTATGGTTTTAACAATCCCTATAATGAATAGGAAACTTTATGAAAGATTGGGTTACTTCTGGCATCCTGACTATAAGAGTATGTTTTGCGATGAACATTTATTTTGGGTTACAAGGAAAATAGGGGCTTTGAAAATGGCTGAACATCTAAAGTTCCCACATAAACACCCCGCAAATGGAGGCGCACCGGATGACGAAACATATCGGGCAAGTTCAAAGAATTGGGAACAAGGGAAAAAACTATTTGCAATACATAGAGCGCAAGGATTTCCATTATGATAATGCTATCAATATGCATCCCCACGTTACCAGAGTTTAAGAGTAACGAACACATGAAAAACCTGATGGCTATACTTTCGCCACAGCTTACAGATGAGGTAGAGATCGTTCAGGATGCAAGACCACGAAACGTCCCAACTGGCACAAAGAGAAACGCCATGTTTCAAAACGCTAAAGGGATTTACGTTTCTTCAATAGACTGCGATGACTGGGTTTCGTCTGATTACGTTTCAAGCATATTAGAAGCAGCTAAGGAAGGCCCGGATGTTATTACATTTCAGGGATGGATGACAGAGAACGGAAGAAACAGAGTAGATTGGACTATTAAATTAGGTGAAAGATATGAGGCAAGGAAAGACCACAAAGGGATAGTTCACTACTACCGATTCCCTAATCACTTGGTCGCCATGAAGCGAAGCATAGCCACACGAGTAAAGTTCCCCGATGTTTGGCAGGGTGAAGATTACGCATGGGCAAAAGAAATTCACGACAAAGGACTATGTAAAACAGAAGTTCACATACATAAACAGCTATACCATTATGTTTACCGTTCCAACAAGTAGAAATATTTCTAACCGTATTGAGCCAAATTACTCAACATGGAAAACAATCGAGTTAACCTATCAGGTTTGCAAATATGTAATTGATAAAGACATTGAAGGCGTATTCGTTGAATGTGGAATCGCTTGCGGGAATAATCTTGCTGCTATGTGTTTAGCCGGCCGTCACGGTTACGGGTTCGACTCTTTCGAAGGGATTCCTTGGGCCGGGCCTAATGATTTGGAACAGCCTGGAATCGGGAAGAAAGATAAATCTAAGGAGGGTATTTTAGAAAGTTCAGGCGTTACCGTGCATGGAATGGATGACGTTCAAAAGAACTTTGAAAGGTGGGGATTAGCTAATTATAGTTTAATTAAAGGATGGTTTATTCATACGACTCCTTCGTTTAACTTGCCTATTTCAGTTTTGCGATTAGACGGTGATTTGTATTCGAGTACGATGGAATGTTTAGATAACCTTTGGGATTTACTTTCTGAAGGTGGGATATTGATAATTGACGACTACCAATTAGCTGGGTGTAAGATGGCTTTTGATGATTTCTTTTGAGGG